AGAGGAACTCAGATGGCTGGTTTAGGCTTAGTCTCTCCTGGTATTAAGGTAAGGGAAGTTGACCTTACTAGAGGTGGCATCACAGGCGTTAGCGATCAGACCGGCGCCATTGCTGGTCCTTTCGTTAAAGGTCCTATCAACGAACCCATCCTTATCGAAAACGAAAAGGATCTCGTAGATACCTTCGGAGAGCCCAAAGATACAAACGGACAATACGAATATTGGATGTCCGCATCCTCTTACCTCTCTTATGGCGGAGTCCTAAGAGTTGTAAGAATTGATGGTCAAGATCTTAATAATGCAAACTCTGCAGTCTCTGGTGGATCTTCTGTCACCAGCGGAGTAAAAATTAAAAATATCGAAGATTACTACGGTAACTACGATTCTGCAACAGATTGGTATTGGGCTGCTAAGAACCCTGGTATCTGGGCCAACGGCATCAGAGTTTGTGTTCTTGATGGTCGTGCTGACCAAGTTCTGAGTGGTTTGAATACTGCTGGAGTTGCAGTTGGAGCCGCAGTTACACAGGTTGTCACTGGCAACGTTGGTGGAATCGGAACTGCAATCTCTCTTGACGGTCACCTGAAGGGTATCGTAACTGGTATCGGTGCTTCGAGTCTTGAAGTTAAAGTTGTAAGTAGAGTTGCTGCGAGTGGAACCGAATACAACGTAGACTATGTGCGTGGTGGTTCTTATGAGTTTGATACAAACAACGCACTGACCATCCCTGGTGCGACTGGAAGTGCAACAACTTCAATCACCATTGAAAGACTTGTTGCAGGAACAACAGTTGGTGAGATCGGAATCGGAACTGCACTGTTGGTATTTGATAACGTTTCTGAAACTACGATTGACAATGCTGGTGGTGCAGCAGTTGCAATCGGTGCTACTGGTGCTTTCTTAGCAAATGCTAGTGGTATCTCGACGATTGGTGCTGGTTCTGCAAACCTTCTCTTGATTGGAACAGAAGTCATCGGTGTTGGTGAAACAATCAACACTGGCACTGGATTTGTCGGTTTCTCTACAAGAGGTCTTGAGGGAACTTCTCCAACTGCACACAATGATGGATCTACAGTTACTGTTCTGTCAAATGCAGGATCTGCGACTACCGTTGCGGCCGACGCTGCGTCTGGAGCTACTACACTGGTAGTTAACAGTCTTGGTTCTGGTGGTCAGGTTATTAATACCAATGACTTCCTGAGAGTTACATCTGTTGGTGTTGGAACCACTGCAGAATTCGTTAAGGTAACTGGTTCTAGTGTAAGTGGTACTCTTACTCCTACCTCTACTGCCGACTGGTTTGAAAGTCAAACACTTGGATTAGATAACTCCACAGTATATTGGAAGAACGTTGCTCCTCGTCCTGGCACTAGTGCTTATGCAAACGAGAGAAACTCCAGATTTGATGAGATCCACGTCGTAGTTGTAGACGATAAGGGAACTATCACAGGAAACTCTGGACAAATCCTTGAGAAACACGTTGGTCTTTCCAAGGCTAAGGACGCAAAACGTTTCAACAATCCAATCTACTATAAGGATTACGTCGCAGATAACTCTGAATATCTGTTTGGTGGATTTGCTCCTAATGGAACTCCAACAGGATTCTCCACAGGAACAACTGCATTTACTGCGGCCGCTTCTGCATGGGGTCAAGATGCACAAGGAATTGTGTTCGCTGGTATTGGTAGATCTGTATATGATCTGCAAGGTGGTAAGGACTATAACGGTGGATTCACCGAAGGTCTGACCGCAACACTTGGTGACATCATCGAAGGTTACGATCAATTCGCTAACAAGAGAGAGTATCCAATCAACTACTTGATCATGGGCCCAAGTGAGGGCAATAGAGCGAATACTCAGGCTAAGGCCAATAAACTGGTCAACATCGCCGAAAACAGAAAGGATTGTGTTGCTACCATCTCCCCAGATAGAGGAGACGTTCTCGCAAATGATGTTCCTAAGACCAACTCTGATCAACAGACAAACAACGTTATTACAACTCTGGATGGAGTTAACTCTTCCTCCTATGCGGTCTTAGATTCTGGTTACGCATACAAGTTTGATCGTTTCAATAACAAGTTCCGTTACGTTCCTTGCAACGCTGATGTTGCTGGAATGATGGCAAGAACCTCTCAGAATTCTTTCCCATGGTTCTCGCCCGCTGGTGTTACAAGAGGAACTGTAAACAACGCAGTTAAACTTGCATACAACCCATCTCAGGCACAGAGAGATCTTCTGTACTCCAGAAGAATCAACCCAATCATCGCACAACCTGGGCAGGGCATTCTCCTCTTCGGTGATAAGACGGCACTTTCTTACACTTCTGCGTTCGACAGAATCAACGTTCGTCGTCTGTTCCTCACCATTGAGGTTGCAATTGAAAGAGCTGCAAGAGCACAACTCTTCGAGTTCAACGATGCAATCACAAGATCTAACTTTGTTAACATTGTAGAACCTTTCCTCCGCGATGTTCAAGGTAAGAGAGGCATCACAGACTTCCTGGTAGTTTGTGATGAGACCAATAACACACCTGATGTTATTGACGCAAATGAGTTCCGTGCAGACATCTTCGTGAAGCCTGCTCGCTCGATCAACTTCATTGGCCTGACATTCGTTGCAACACGCACGGGTATCAGTTTTGAAGAAGTTGTCGGAACTGTCTGATAACGTTGTCCATTAATTAACCTAACTAGGAGATTAGACTAAAATGCCTCAGCAAATCCCTAACACAGGGGCTAATGCGAGAACCCTGGACACCTTTAAATCCAAGATGTTGGGCGGCGGCGTTCGCCCCAACTTCTTTGAGTGTGAACTCAAGTTTCCTAACATCGGAATTGATGACAACGATGTCAGTGATAAGGTAAGATTCTTGGTGAAAGGTGCTAACCTTCCCGCATCAAACATCGCCCCAATCTCTGTTCCTTTCAGAGGTCGCGAACTGAAGATCGCAGGTGAAAGAACTTTTGATACCTGGACAGTTACTGTCATGAACGACAGCAACTTCACTCTCCGTGATGCATTCGAGAAGTGGATGAATCTCATCAACCGTGTTTCTGATAACGGTGGTGAAGTAGATCCTAATATCTACCAACAAGAAGCTTACGTCCATCAACTTGGCCGTGCTCCCGTAACTTCTTCCTCTTCTGTTCCTGTAACCACAGGAAACACTGTTCCCATTCTGCGTTCTTATAAGTTCCACGGTGTATTCCCAACTCAGGTTGCACCTATCGAACTGTCTTACGATCAGAATAACGTAATCGAAGAGTTTGCTGTTGAACTGCAAGTTCAATGGTGGGAAGCTCTGGATGGTGACGGTAGAGTTGTCGTAGGCTGATAAATAAACCTATAGACAACGTACTTATAAAATGGCTGGTAGATTATTTGGATTTTCAATCCAAGGGGCCGACGGCGATAATCTGCCTCCTTCAGCGGTAACTCCTGTTCCGCAGAATGAGGCGGATGCGTCCGACTACTATGTAAGTAGTGGTTTTTATGGCCAATATGTTGATATTGAAGGTGTCTTCCGTAACGAGTATGACCTTATCAAGAGATACAGAGAAATGTCTCTGCATCCCGAATGTGATGAGGCCATTGAAGATATTGTAAACGAAGCGATTGTCTCTGATCTCAATGATAGTCCTGTTGAGATCGACCTGTCTAATTTACAGGTGAGTGACAACATCAAGAAAGTCATTCGTCAAGAATTTAAATATATCAAAGATCTCCTAGACTTTGATAGTAAAGCTCATGAACTGTTCCGTAACTGGTACGTTGATGGGCGTTTGTATTATCACAAAGTTATCGACCTGAAAAATCCTGAGGCCGGTATCCAAGAACTTCGTTTTATTGACGCACTTAAGATCAAGTACGTCCGTAAACAAAGAAAAGAAGATAATAATATCAATAGCCCAATCGTAAGAAACGCTAACGATATTCTCTCAAAAACTCCTATTATTGATGAGTATTTTGAGTACAATCCAAATTCTGGTAAGTCTGGACAAGGTTATCTCCCAACCCCAGCAGGTACAAAACAAGGTGCAGTAAAAATTGCAAAGGATGCAATCACCTATTGTACTTCTGGTCTGGTAGACAGAAACAAACACACAACTCTTTCTTGGTTGCACAAAGGTATCAAAGCCCTGAATCAACTCAGAATGATTGAAGATGCACTTGTCATCTATCGTCTGTCTAGGGCTCCAGAACGTCGTATTTTCTACATTGACGTTGGTAATCTTCCGAAGGTAAAGGCTGAACAATACCTTCGTGAAGTCATGAACCGTTATCGTTCTAAACTTGTATATGATGCTAACACGGGTGAAGTTAGAGATGATAAGAAGTTCATGTCCATGTTGGAAGACTTTTGGCTTCCACGCCGCGAGGGAGGGCGCGGCACAGAAATCTCAACCCTTCCTGGCGGGCAGAACTTAGGCGAAATTACTGATATTAACTATTTCCAGAAGAAACTCTACAAGGCTTTGGGAGTTCCTGAAACCCGTCTGGGTGGAGAAGGTGGTTTCAACCTTGGTCGTTCTTCTGAAATTCTTCGTGACGAACTTCGTTTCAATAAGTTTGTTGGTCGTCTTCGTAAGAGATTCTCTAACATGTTCCTTGACATGTTGAAGACTCAACTTCTTCTGAAGAACGTAATCGCCGCAGAAGATTGGCCTTCTGTTTCCGAACATATTCAGTTCGATTACATTTATGATAATCACTTTGCAGAACTGAAAGAGGCCGAACTGTTCCAAAACCGCATGGGTAATCTGGCACAAGCCGAACCTTATGTTGGTAAGTACTTCTCTCAAGACTATCTGCGTAGAAAGATTCTTCGTCAGACTGATGATGAGATTGTCGAACAAAATAAACTCATCGATAAAGAGA